ATGAACAATGAATAAAGTTTTAATATTATGTCCTGGTAGAACAGGTAGTAGTAGACTACAATCTGCTATATGTAAAGCGCATAATTTAGACTGGCTTTCTGAACCTTTTAACTGGGAACGCAGAGATATAAATGCACAGAAAGATGGATTCAGTTTCATAGATAGAGTTAAGTACTGGAAAAATATACCTAATAAAATATGTGTAAAACAACTAAGTCATTATACTCAGTTTCCAAACGGATTCCCTACTGATAAAATGGGACAAGACCCTGTGAAATTTTATGAAAACATATATTTAAAGCAAGGTGGTTATGAGAAAAAGTTAAATTTCTATATGGAATATATGCGTGAATTTGATAGAACAATACTGCTATCAAGACGAGACTTTGGAGATTGTTTTAAAAGTCATCTACTAGGGGCGTATTACAGAGCCAATGAAGGTAAGTATGAGTGGAGCTATAGTTCACACTATGAAAATAAAGATGTAATATATGATGATAGTGCAAGTTTTCTTTTAAATTTATGTATAGATTCTTTTAGATTAGTAGAAGAAATGTCTAGAAAAACAGGAATATCTATACTGTATTACGAAGATTTATATACAGACAAAGAAATTTTTATAAAAACAAACAAAGAATTTGATTTAGGATTAGAGGATTATTACGAAGAAATGTTTAATCCTAAGTTTAGATTAAGATGGCCAAAGGAGACGTCATGGCGTACGACAGAGTAAGTAGAGAAACAGCAGAATTAGTACCCCTTCCTCCGCATACTTGGTATGTGAGAACAGTTGGGTGGTTACTAGAGCAAGAAAAAGTAAAAGAGAACATAAAGAATGTTCCAATAAATGAAAAGTTAAGGGAAAGTTTGGCAAAAGACGGAGTAAAATCTCCCATACTCTGTATGCCAAACTGGTACCCCATAGCAGGGAGTCAGAGGATGAGATGTCTTCAGGAACTCCCTGCCCTACATGGGCAAGAGATAAGAGTATGTCGATTCGATAAAGAATGGTGGTTAGTATTCTATCTATGGGGTCAGACGAAAGAAAGAGACAGAATTGTAGCAATCTATTTCCAAATGCTAGAATTAGTGTGGAAGTCAATGTACTATGAGGAGAATGGTACAGATTCTATGGGAACAGACTACAAAATATTTGAAAAAATTGGCGATGAGCTAGAGGGATGGAAACACAAACAATGAGATATGTAATTACAGGAGGCGGAGGCTTTATAGGCTCACACTTAGCAGAAAAACTAAGAAAAGAAGTTAATGATGAAATAGTAGTAATTGATAAGATATCAAATCATGGCAATACTAATAATCTAAATACGAGTGAGTATACATACTACCTAGCTGACATAGCTGATTCAGAAATAATGATGAAAGCATTACAAAAAGATGATATAGTATTTCATCTTGCAGCACAGCCGCACGTAGACTTATCTTATGTTAGTCCTATGGAAACTACTATTAGTAACGTACTAGGAACACATAGTGTACTAAACTCATGCCAACAGAATGAAGTTAAAAGTCTAACAGTAATGAGTACGGATGAAGTATATGGGTCTACTAATGCTATAGATAGTAACACTAAACTTGACCCAACTAACCCATATAGTGCAACCAAAGCGGCTGCAGATATGATGGTTAATAGTTATAAACACATGTACCCTGATATGAAGATTAATACTCTTAGGTCAAATAATATTATCGGACCTAGACAGTTTATAAGAAATATAATACCTAGATTCTCACTCCAAGCCCTAACGGGTAGGAATATAACCTTGCACGGTAAGGGAGAAGCTAGAAGAAGATACTTGTGGGTAGAGGACGCCGCAGATGCTTTGTGGAGAATATCTAAAAGTGACTACAATCATAAGATATATAATATTGGACATCCCGAAGTTTACTCTAATTTAGATGTAGCAAAAATTATATGTGACCATTTGAACGTTGGTTACGATATCATTCAAACAACTGATGATAGAATTTTCAATGATACAATATATCCGTATAACCCAACAGATATTTTTAATGATTTAGGATGGTCATATACAATCAATCCTTCCGTGTCAATACCTCGAACAATCGACTGGTACAAAGAGAACATTCGATATTTTGAAAAATTCTTTGATATACTATGAGTGAGTATGAAAAATTGAATGGAGGCATGCGATTTGCACCAGACCCACAATGGATAAAAAATAGTTTCAATCATCACTGGATGGGATTATGTCATCTAATATCTTGCTTAAATATTCAACACGGCAAGATGATAGAGATAGGTTCTTATGCAGGAGAAAGCACAGCAATGTTTGCTTCTAGTGGTAAATTTATAAGTATAGATACGATAGACCCTTATTATTGGTCTGGTAGTCATGAAGTAGAGATGGAATATAAAGTTAATACTAGACACTGGGATTATATAAAACAACACAAATATTACAGTCAAGACATACATGGCAAATTTAATAATGATAAGTATGATTTTGTATACATTGATGGAGACCACAGCGGTGAGAATGTAGCTAGAGACATAGCACAATACTTTCCGAAAGTCAAAAAAGGTGGCTATATAGGTGGACACGATTATTCAAAGAATCACTGGCCAGATGTTGTAGACGCAGTAAACAAGGTGTTTCCAGTCGTTGATACATTTGCAGACACAAGTTGGTTATGCCAAAAATAGTTCTTGACAAATCCTTAAAATTTTGATATAATATATTTAATTATGATAGCAGAAGACTTATTAAGAGAGAAGAAAATTGATTATCGCATAAGCGGACAGGATGCCGTAGTGTCCTGCCTTAACCCAGAGCATGATGACAGTAATCCGTCTATGCGTATAGATAGGGTAACTGGCGTGTTCAATTGTTTCTCATGCGGTTACAAAGGTAATCTGTTTACATACTTTGGTGCACCTGCTTCTCCACTAGAAGTTCGTATGCACCGTATTAAAGAATCAATCAACAAAGTCAGGTCAGCAACTGTCGGTATCCAACTCCCAAAGGATAGACTATCGTGGAAAGGTGGTGGAATCAGAAATATATCTGAGGAGACTCTAGCTAAATGGGATGCGTTCACATGGAACGTTCCTAAGTTTGAGAATCGAATCATCTTTCCGATACGAGATATCACAGGCAAGACGGTGGCTTTAATAGGAAGGAGCTTAGATGACTTCAGTCCTAACAAATATTACATTTACCCTAATGGAGTAGAAATGCCTTTCTGCCCAGCTAAGGTAAAACCAATGCAAAACAGAGTTATCCTTGTAGAAGGAATCTTTGATGCACTTAACCTATGGGATAAAGGGCTCAAGAATACTGTATGTTGTTTTGGTACACAGCAAGTAAACTGGGTTAAGCTTAGTTTATTAAAACTCCAAGGGATAACTGGTATAGATATCATGTTTGATGGAGATGAAGCAGGAAGGCAAGCTGGTGAGAAAGCCAAAGACCTTGCAGAAAAACTAGAGATGTCTGCAAGAGTAGTAAAACTAAGAGATAACATAGACCCTGGCAACTTAACAAGACCAGAGATAGAAAGATTAAAGGAAAAATTATATGGCTAAAGTAGCACTAATAGAAACAACAATGTCCAGCACGAACTGGGATAAGTACTTTGAGTTTGAATATGATAGGTTTGCCCTGTGTTCAGATAGTTCAAAGAAGAAAATTTTGAAAAGAGATGTTGATATCGAAATCGATATCGATGCGTACGAATGGCTTATTGTTGTAGGTTCAGAGCCTTTCAAAATGTTTACAAAAAAGACATCAATAACTGAGTACAATGGAAAAGTTGTTGATTCTAAGTTTTTAGCAATAATCAATCCTGCAATGATAAAGTTCCGACCAGAAGCAAAGAAGTCGTTCGAGGAAGCTGTCGAGAGCATTACGGGTTATGTAAGCGGAGAACTACAACAAATGACCATACCAAAAGACAGATGTTATGGCATACAAGACACAGAAGAATTAAACGCTTGGTTAAAGAAAGCACTAGATGCACCAGGCGATTTTATTGCACTTGACTCAGAGACTTCAGCACTATATTGTCGTGATGGCTATATGCTAGGATTCTCTATGTCATATGAACCTGAGCATGGTATCTATGGAGACTGTGATTGCATGGATGAAGAATCAGAAAGACTCATGCAAGAAATATTCAACAAGAAAAGAGTCGTCTTTCATAATGCAAAGTTTGATTTACAATGGTTTGAGTATCATTTCAACTTCGAGTTTCCACATTTTGAAGACACTATGCTTATGCACTATATGTTTGATGAAAGACCAGGCACACATGGCTTGAAGACACTAGCAATCAAACATACTCCATATGGAGATTATGAAGCAGAACTCTCAAACTGGATTGCAGACTTCAAGAAAAGAACAGGTATACTCAAAGATTCATTTGATTATAGTATGGTTCCTTTTGATGTTATGCAGAACTATGCTGGTATGGATGCGATAGTAACATATCTATTATTTGAAAAGTTTGAGAAAGCATTGAAAACAAATGACAAACTGTATGGAGTCTACAAAAGAATCTTAGTAGAGGGTTGTAGATTTCTAAAACAAATAGAAGGCAATGGTGTCCCATTCGATAAGACTCGTCTAGAGTTTGGACAGAAGCGTATGGGCGAAGACATTGACGCAGCAGTAAAAGCTCTGAATGAGTTTCCTGAAGTAAAAAGATTTATTGCAGACAATCAAGGATTCAACCCAAACAGTACATTACAACTTAGAACTTTATTATTTGACTATTGTGGACTTAAATCTGATAAGAAAACCGCAACGGGTGCACTCAGTACAGATGCTGAAGTACTTGGTAATCTTGCAGAAGAACATGGAGTACCAAAACATATTCTAGAAGTTAGACAGAAAGTTAAAATCAAGAATACATATCTTGATAAGATTATACCTAACTTAGATAGAGATGGTAGACTTCGTACAGGTTTCAATCTTCACGGTACAACCAGTGGTAGATTGAGTAGTAGTGGTAAACTGAATATGCAACAGCTTCCAAGAGACAATCCAACAGTTAAAGGTTGTATCAAAGCAAAAGCTGGAAACAAAATAGTTGCAATGGACTTAACAACAGCAGAAGTATACTGTGCAGCTGTACTTGCAAATGATGTTGGACTTATGAATGTATTTAAGTCTGGCGGTAATTT